GAAGAATACAATGCATTAAATGAGTTTATGATTGAGTGTGGTTATGATCCTCATAATCCTGAAGATGCGGCAAAGTTTTGGGATGATCTTGAAGAAGGCAGCGAATCTAGTTAGATGTCCAAAAATATTTGGCAAAGAGAAAGAAAACAAATTTTTAGAGAACTTACTTCTCAATATAAGAACGAGGGGTATGACTCTAAAACTGCAAAAAAACTTGCCAAAGAAGAACTACAAGATATGGTAGCTGATCAAAATGAATTTATACAAAATATTCAAAATGATATTGATGAGTATAGTTAGTCCGGTCAACACCCCCCCTCCATGCGGGGGCGTTGCCCGATGAAAAAGATTTGGAATATGCATGTCATACATAATAGAAAAGAAAAAATATTAGAAAGTTTTAATACTTATAAAGCTGCTAAAGAAGCTCTTGACTCTCGATATATTCTTTGGTATCACCTAGGATCTGATCCAAAGTTTAAATACACTATTAAAAAAGGTTAAGATTAATGACAGAAACATTAATTACTGTTTATAAAAGAAAAGGAAGACAAAGCCCGATAGTTACTTTTGAAGATGCCTTTAGTAAGCTTGAAAGAATTGATCAAATAGAATTTTTAATATCTGTAGAAAGGGAGGTGATAGCTAAAAGAAAAAACATTACTAATGAAATGTTTCAATACAGTAAAGGAAAATGGTAATGGCCGAAGGCTGGTTATCAAGAGGTCCATGTCTTGAATGTGGATCAAGTAACGGGAATGTCCAACATAGTGATGGGCATTCTTTTTGTTTTGTTTGCAATACACGTTTTTCTAATAATGAAGGTTCTCACATGCAATCTAATACTACAACACCAGTGTCATCTACATCACTTAAAAGTGGAGGGTATTTAGCAGCACTTACTGATCGAAAGATCTCAGAGAACTCTGCTAAAGTTTATAATACATTTGTAAATGATAATGGAGGCACAGATCAAAGCCATCATATCTATAAATACTTTGATAAAGATGGTGAGCATATAGCATCTAAGGTTAGAAAAACAGAAAGCAAAGACTTCTGGGTTGAAGGTGATTTATCTAAAGCTGTTCTCTTTGGTGAAAACTTATTCGGCAAAGGCGGAAAGTATGTCACTGTAGTAGAAGGTGAGCTTGATGCTATGAGTGCTTATGAATTGCTTGGATCAAAGTGGCCTGTAGTATCTGTAAAGAATGGCGCACAGTCAGCAGCTAATAACTGTAAAAAATCTTTTGATTTTCTTAACAGCTTTGAAAATATTGTTATATGTTTTGATAATGATAAGCAAGGTAAAGATGCAGCCGAAGATGTAGCTAAGTTATTCGAGCCTAACAAATGTCGTATTGTTAATCTTGATCTTAAAGATGCCAATGAATATCTTCAAGTAAATCAACGAGAAAGATTTACAAAGTCATGGTGGAACGCTGAACCCTATACTCCTGCTGGTATTATTAACCTTGGTTCTTTTGGTGATGAACTCTTTGAAGAAGATTACTGTGATACTTGCCCATATCCTTGGGAAGGATTGAATAAGAAAACGTATGGTATCCGTACTGGAGAGCTTGTATGCTTTACATCTGGCGCTGGTATGGGTAAGTCAAGTATTATTAGAGAGCTTGCTCACCATCTATTAAAGAATACTAAAGATAATATTGGCTTCTTTGCTTTAGAAGAGAGTGTAAGGAATACGATATTTCATCTAATGTCTGTTGAAGCTAATGCTAGACTTTATATTAAAGAGATTAGAGATCAACATAGTTTAAATGATTTAAGAGAATGGCGTGATAAAACCACAGGAACTAATAGGTTTTTTGCTTTTGATCACTTTGGTAGTGTTAGTAACGATGAAATTTTAAATCGTGTTCGCTTCATGGCTAAAGCTATGGATACAAAGTGGGTAATATTAGATCACTTATCTATCCTAGTATCTGGTCAGGAAGACAACGGAGATGAACGTAAGTCCATTGACATACTAATGACTAAGCTAAGATCTTTAGTTGAAGAAACAGGTATATCTTTATTGTTGGTAAGCCACCTAAGAAGGCCAATGGGTGATCGTGGTCATGAAGATGGTAGAGAAGTATCTCTGTCTCATCTACGTGGTTCAGCAGCTATTGCACATCTATCTGATTCGGTAATAGCTTTAGAACGTAATCAGCAAGCTGATGATCCTATCGAAGCAAACACAACTGTATTACGTGTACTAAAGAATAGGTATACCGGAGATACTGGTATAGCTGCCTACTTGCATTATGATAGTGAAACAGGTAGGATGACTGAGATAGATCGTAATGAAGAAGGAGAAGACGATGAATACGACCAAACCCTTTGATAAAGATTTATATAATCAGTCAGATCCCCCTGCTAAAAAAGCCATGATAAAATGGCTAAACTTAAATGGGTATGTAAACATAGACGACAGAGAAACAATGTCGTTTGATTTAGTATGTAATAAAATTGATCATGATGTTTCAACAATTAAACCAAGAGAATACTTTTATGAAGTTGAAATAAAATATTCTTGGAAAGGTAAGTGGCCGGAGCATTGGAAAGATATACGTATACCCTTTAGAAAGAAAAAATTAATTGATCGTTGGCAAAAAGAGTTTCCAAATGATAAACTAACATTTGTTGTATTTAGAAATGATTGTAAACAAGCATGGCATATTTCAGGAAAGACAGTTGCAGAAAGTGAAATTAAAAAAGCTTATGGTCCTAATACAAGAAATGAAAACTATTTTCATATTAATGTAGAGGATGCTAGGCTAGTAGATATGTAATGAAAGCTATCATAGATATTGAAACTGATTCGCTAAATGCAACAAAGATACATTGCATTGTTTCAAAAGATTATGATACAGGAGAAATAAAAACATGGTCACTTGATGAATGTAAGAAGTTTCCTGAATGGTCTAAAAAAATAGATCAATTTATTATGCACAATGGGGTATCTTTTGATGCCCCTATTCTTAATAGACTTCTAGGCTGTAACATAAAAGTATCTCAAGTCAGGGATACTTTAATAGAGTCACAGCTTTTTAATTCTATTAGAGAAGATGGTCACTCCTTAGAATCTTGGGGTAATCGTTTGAACTATAACAAAGGAGACTTTAATGAGTTTGCTTCTTACAGTAAAGACATGTTGGAATACTGTATCCGTGATGCGGAACTTACTTGGAAAGTTGCACATTACTTGGAGAAAGAAGGTAAAGATTTTTCACAAAAATCTATAAGACTAGAACATAATATACGAACTATAATAGATCAGCAGCAGAAGAATGGTTTTGCATTTAAATTAAGAGAAGCTATAATTCTGCTTTCTCAACTAGAGCAGGAAGAAAGAAAGCTTGAAGGAGAAGCTCAAGAAATATTTCCTCCAACGGAGATACAATTAAAAACTAAAGTTAAATACATACCTTTTAATATAGCAAGTAGAAAACAAATAGCAGAACGTTTACAACAAAAAGGATGGGAGCCAAGCCAATATACTGATAAAGGTAATATCATTGTTAATGAAAAGATTTTAAATGAAATTGACATGCCGGAAGCTAAAATGTTTAGTCGCTTTTTTCTACTACAAAAAAGAACTGGATTGTTGAAAGCATGGATAAAGCAATGTGAAGAAGATGAAAGAGTACGAGGTAGAGTTCTCACACTAAAAACTATTACAGGAAGGATGGCACACCATAGCCCTAATATGGCGCAAGTACCTGCTGTTTATAGCCCCTATGGAAAAGAGTGTAGAGATCTATGGACAGTAGAAGATACTAATAAATATTCATTAGTAGGTACTGATGCTTCTGGTTTGGAACTTAGATGTCTTGCTCATTATATGGGTAATGAAAAATACATAGAAGAAGTTTTGGATGGAGACATACACACAGCCAATATGAAGTTGGCTGGTCTTACTGATAGAGATCAGGCAAAAACTTTTATCTATGCTTTTCTTTATGGAGCAGGAGCAGCTAAGATAGGTAAAATTGTGGGAGGTAATGCACAAAAAGGTCAAAAGTTAGTTAATACTTTTTTAGATAATTTACCAGACCTAAAAGAACTAAGAACAAGAGTACAACAAGAAGCCGAAAGTGGAAAAGTTAAAGGTCTTGATGGTAGATATTTAAAAATAAGATCTGAACATGCTGCCCTTAATACTTTACTTCAAGGAGCAGGAGCTATTGTATGTAAGAAATGGTTGATACATATTATAAAGAAAATTAATATGTCTGGTATAGATGCAAAACTTGTAGCATCGATACACGATGAGTATCAATTTGAAGTGCTAAATAAAGATGTTAATCGTTTTTGTACGATTACAAAAGAAGCTATTGACTTAACAACACAGACACTAAATATGAAATGTAAATTAGATTGTGACTATAAAGTAGGAAAAACATGGGCGATGACGCACTAGAAAAAAAGTATCGTAAATTATATACATCAGTTATTGTTCAAGCTTTGATGGATCTTACAAAGCTTAATACATCTGTAACTGATACAAGTATCTCAATCACTAGAGATAATGCACACGCTTGGTTTTTTACTACACAAGGAGAAACAGCAAAAGATTTTGAAGAAATCTGTGATAATGCAGGAGTAAATCCTTCTTTTGTCCGTGTCTTTGCTTCTTCTGTTGTCAATCAAAAAGGAAATAGAAATGTTAGAAAAAGAATTATCAGATTCTTTGACGAATGAAAGTAATTATAAATACTATCTTAGACGCATGAAAGAAGAAAGAGCTTCAACAAAACAGGTAGGTGGAGAACACTACAAAGATTGTAAGATACAACCTGTTGAATATATTCACAAAAACAAACTAGATTACTTTGAGGGAAATGTAGTTAAGTATATTACTAGGCATAGAAAAAAAGGAGAAGGCCGTAAAGATATTGAAAAAGTAATACATTATGCACAGTTAATATTAGAATTAGATTATGGAGAAGGGGAATAATATGGCACAATTCAGATCAAACGAGAATCCTATGTTTCGCTCTAAGTTTAGCGAAGACATTTTTAAACATAAGTATGCCCATCATGGGTGCGAGACATGGGATGCACTGTCATCAGTTTTAGTAGATGATGTATGTCAAGACTATTTAAGTAAAGATGATAAAGATGAATTAAAACGTATGATTACTGATCTGAAATTTATTCCCGGTGGTCGTTATCTTTATTATGCAGGACGTGAGAATAAGTTTTTTAACAACTGCTACTTGCTCAAAGCAGAAGAAGATACCAGAGAAGATTGGGCTAACATTTCTTGGAAGTCAGAGTCCTGCCTTATGACAGGAGGTGGTATTGGTATAGATTATTCTGTATACCGTGAGGAAGGACGTATCCTCAATGGTACAGGTGGTCTTGCCTCTGGTCCTATACCAAAGATGCAGATGATCAATGAGATTGGACGAAGAGTTATGCAAGGTGGTAGTCGTAGGTCTGCTATCTATGCCAGCCTTAACTGGAAACATGCCGATGTAAATAAGTTTCTTGCCAGTAAGAACTGGTATGATATGCCAGTGGGTGAGACAGGTTTCTCCATTGGTCAGGTAAAGGAACAAGACTTTAACTTTGTTGCACCGCTGGACATGACAAACATCACCGTTAACTATGACACAGAGTGGCTACTTAATTATTGGAAGACAGGAGATACAGGAGATGTCTTTAGGACTAATGTACGTCAAGCTCTTAGAAGCGCAGAACCGGGCTTTTCGTTTAATTTCTTTGACAGGGAAAAGG